ACATGCCTTGAGCACCTACCGTATCAATATCTGCTGAGATGTTAGTATTAGTTGTTAATCTGTCACGTTCGTATTTAGTCATAATTGCATCAACAACACGACCAGCTACACCTGCCTCACCAGCGGAAAGATTAGCACGAGAAGTAAGCTCCATAGCCTCAATGTTTGAGTCCATCTTTTTCTGAGCTAGTTGTGCCTTCTCTTGGCTTTCTTTTAACGCTTGCTGTCTGACTGTGTTATCACGTGCATTAGTGATTTGTAGACGAGCTTTAGCATTACGCTGATTGGTAAGTTTAGCTTGTTGCGCTTGAGCAGCATGACCAGCCACGGCAGAGAATGCCATAGCTGCTGATACTGGATCACACATCTTTTATCCTTACAAATTCATAAAAGGGTTTTTGACCAACCCCAAAGTTTTCTATTAGTTGGGTAAAGGTAAACCCAAGGTGTCTGAGCCATCTAATGGCTACCTTGTTATCCTTAGCTACGTAGTTACATAGCACTGGAAACTTTTCATTGACTTCAATTACCCACTCTGCGCTTTGGGGTATGAACTCTTTTCTAACTTCGGGAAGTCTATCTGAGCAAAGGAGCCACGGGACTCCAATGTCAGGGTCGGCAGTAGGTGTTACACCAAACATACCTATAACCTCTCCATCTGTAGCTATAATGCTAAAAGCCTCGGAGGAGGCCGTGACGGAGATTAAGAGAGCATCTAGGGCATTTACACCACTAGAGTCTTTAACCTCCTGTACGTCCACCTCACGAAGCTTAGGAGCGAGTTCATACGCATCATCCAGAGTGGCTGGACGATAGTATGGTGTCATAGTCTTTGGGACCTCATTACGAAGTAGCCTTCATACTCTGCACTTTGGAATATTGCAGGTAGATGACTATCTGTTCTAATTTCAATTTCTACTTCACTAGACTTAGCTAAGACAGGGAAGCGGTACTGCCCTGTTTCGATAGCAACACTACCAAGTAGGTTAGCTAAAGAACCCACAATACGTCCATTGAACTTATTGACACTTTCTTCACGGGCTTTAGGACGAACTACTACTTCAAACGTACCTGTATCATTATAGGTCAAGGTCATGTTGCGAAGTTGTAAACGACCTGAAGTCATAGGCTCATTGTTATTCTTCATTACTTGTTCTGAGAAGATGTAACGGAACACATAAGGAGCACCTAAGAATACAGTACCACCTGAGCTGACATAGTTTTGTGCCTTAGCAAAATCTAAAACAAAACCCTTGTCAGATATAAACACCTCATCTCTTCCATCAATTACTTGAGGTGAAGTTTTTAAGGATGTTTGATTGTTCCATATCTGTCTACGGTCTAAGCAAATACCATGTGATTGTTCGGTATATTGAGTAGCTTCATCAGTAGATAAATTAATACGTTCAATTGTTAACTGAAAACCATCATAGGTTTCATATTTAACGAGCACATCTATGTTAGATTTGTTGAAGGTTATGTTTAGTATTTCACCTTCAAAGGTCCAACGTGACCAGCTTGACTGTAACTTATCTGTACCTTGCCAGTAATAACCATACACATATATCGATTTACGGTCTTCAGTAGATAAAAGAAGTAACATGTCTTCGTTAGAGGACGCTTCCATCTTACGTACTTCACCCGGAATATACTCAGGAACATGGGCCGTGACCTCGGCTGCATCATCTACTTCTGCGTTTGTATCCACGAAGTATTCACGAATACCAGACCACTTACCACGATTAGTGGCAAAGAAGACATAACGACCAGCACCAACAGGCTTGGCTTTTAATGAAGCTTCAAACTGTGTTGTAACGTCTAACGCTACAGTCTCAGGTGTAAGGAGGTCATCTGCTGTCAGACGGAACTGGGTCAGGTCTGAGAAGAGTAGTAGTGATTCATTGAATGGTACGGCATGTTTAAGGATTGATACCTTGTTGTTTGATACTGCTGCATCAATAGGGTCTGTATCCAATAACGTTAGCGTAGTTCGTTTAAAGAAGTTGAAGTTATCAAACCTACCTGCTTCAGACAGAATAATATTCTCATCTGCCAAGAAACCTAAGCGGTTACGGTGGAAGAAGATATCATTAAGTTTGTGACCTATAAAGCTAGGGAACGGGTTAGTCTCATCATCACCTACTTCACGGTCTTTGAAAGAAGCTGGTTGAAAAGTGAATGAACCATCTGCATTACTTACCAATTGGTGAGGTAATGTCGTTTTATCCAAGGACGTCTTGGAGCTTGGTTTAATAGTTTCTTTCCATACCTGACCACCTGTCTCGTTAACCTTTAGTTCAACGTAGTAGTCATCTTGACCTTTATCATTATCACCTACAATCCCAATCACGAAACCTTCAGGCCCAGTAGGAGGTAGTTTCTTAAAGTCTGCTGCCGTACCTTTGAAAGCAAATAAGCTTTGGTTACCACGGGAGTCTTCAACTTCTACCTTGAAGTCTTCACCATCAGTTGATTGGATGTAAATAACGTTACCGTAGTTAGTGAACGTAATGCCCGGAATGTTAATTGCAGTAATACCCGGCTCAGGTGGTGGCCCTATAGGTTCACCTCCTGGTCCTGAATATTGTCCATCAGGGTCTCCACCATAGTAGGTAGAGTCAGGATTTACATTAGTTCGTAGATTGTTTGCGATACGGTCAGTCTGAATAGAGCGTTCCGCAGTACGTGCTGTGTCCTCATCAGGTTGTGTCGAACCCATGGTTTCAATTGTACGAACGTACAGTGTACCACCCTTGGTAATCTTAAGTGTATATGTGGTGGAGTAATCCCCTTGCTTCACATACACTAAAGCCTCTGGAGGACGTGCTGCTGCTAAGTCTGTTCCCTCTGCTGTTGTTACATTCTTATTTAGAATAAAGGTAAAATCAGCAATGGTGGTAGCAGCTAGTTGTTCTGCTGGGTTTGTAATAGAGCTTAGGTATGAAGCATCACCTGTTACAGTACGTGCCTCACCATCTCGGTCATAGACCAATATCTCTGTGTCTGTAATAATTAGAGTATAATATTCATTCTCATCCCTACGCATGGTGTGGATGAAAGCATTATCTGCTCCCGTTATATCGCCTAGAGTTTTAATTAACTCTGTGCCGGGGCGTTTTGTTAGACCATTAACAACGGAGGACAAACCATTCTCTTGTAATTCTGCTTGAGTCTTCAATCTAAGAGAAGGTGGCTGTTGCGATACCCCGTTGATAAGGTTTGGGATAGACGCACTTATTAAAGCCATTATCGCAACCTCGTTGTTCCTCGGTCAATTACACGGTAGACTGAGTAGTTATCCATTATGTTAAAATCTTCGCTGTCCGCTTCGAACTCTTTAAGCTCAAAGTATGCCTGAGCTTCATCCTGCTGACCGAAGCCATGTAAGGTGTCAGAGCCGACTACACGGTCTTGGAAAATTCTTGATGATTTAATAGCAATATATCGACGTGCTACTTCTGGTAATTCTTCAAATTCCAGTTGCACGATTAAATCTAGTTTAACATCTGTGTTAATCTTAAAGGTATGATTACGTTTATCATACATCTTGTTGCCACGTTGTACTAAGTCCTTGCTATCAGGGGCCAAAGTAGCGTCAGCACGTAAGGTATTATTAGGTACAACAATCTCACCATCGAGTGTTGGTCCCATAATCATGTTAAATTCTCGGTTGAAGTTCCAGCCTTCTGATTGGACGGCACGGTTCACCGAGTTGAGGATAGTTTCTGCCATCTCCGCATCGACCAAGCCTGACGAAAGACTGTTTACTGGGCTTTCCCCAATGGTCGAGAGCATGATATTGACAGCTTCTAGCTTGGTTGTGGGTGTCATTTTATTTCCTCAAAACAAAAAAAGGGCTACCCGAAGGCAACCCTTAGTTTAATTATGCAGACATCAATGCAATTGCAGATGCTGGACGTAGGACGTTGTGGCCCATAGCGTACTTAGCAACCATCAATGAACCTTGACGTTCAATTTGGTACTCAGACTCAACACCAAGGTCTAGCAACTTAACAGTCGCAGCAGCGTCTTGTGCAAAGATAAGACCTTTAACACCGCTGTAGTCGCCTTTGTATGCGCCAGAGCGTGATAGTGGATCTGGAGTAAGACCAGTCACAGACTCGTCAGTAGTTGGGATGTGGTTAGACATATAGATGCTAACACCACCAACCTGAGGTACAACACCAGCAGATACTGAACCAGCACCACCAACGTCTTTGTTCAACCAAGTAGCTGAAGTAACATCAGTAGCATTAAGCAATGCGTAGTATTGACGAGGAGGAAGTACACAGACTTTCTCACCAGTAACGTCTTTCTTGTCGAACTCTTCAAGAGCAGCGTAGATTGAACGAACAATCTCAGCACCAATCTCAGCATCAGAACCAACAGAACCAATGGTTACGTTGTTTGTGAATACTTCGTCGTCGAAAGCTCCACCCGGTAGACCAGCAGCGTCAGCAGCAGAGTCAATCATAGCAGCTTTAGCGATTACACGTGCGATGTTTTTATCAGCAGTGTTAGCTAGAGCATAACCAGCTTCTTTAGAGTAGATAGAACGCACGTCATAGTGGTTCATAGCTTCGTCGATGTTAGCAATGAACTGGCTAGAGATGAGCAAGTCATCAACAGTTACAGTGCGCTCACCGTGCTTGATTTTGTCAGCTTCAATCATCTGACCCGGAGTGTGGTACTTAGCAGATGCTACGCCAGTCATAGGGAAAGACGCTGATTTACCACCAGAAATAGTACGAGTACGGTGAAGACCCATGAAGATGTTCTTTTCTTCAAAAGCAGTTAATACTTCACCAGCATATAATTTTAAAAACAATTCACGGTCGTTGCCAGAAGCGTTGACCTGACCTAGACGGCTAGGATTTTGATTAGGAAGTGCCATTATTTTGTTACCTTTTAGTAATGAATAGGTTGAGTTTTGGTTAGTTTGTTTGTTTACTCAGCGTACCCATCACATCCTTTTCGCTTAGGTTGTCTTCCGCAGAAGGCCAAAGGTATTCATTCAGTAATGTTATTTGCTTAGTATAAAAAAAGACCCCTCCGAAGAGAGGTCTAAAGAGACATAAAACTTAGAACACGTTAGAACGGCTCAGTTTATCTGAGACCATTCGTCGGTAAGCAGGGTCAGACTGATATCTAGGATCACGCATAGCTGCTGTCAGTTCCGCAGCACTTTGGAATGACCCGCCTGAGGTTCCGTTTGTTTCGCCTTGTAGAAGACGTGGTTCGGTTCCCACCTCAGAACGATAACGGGCAGTAAGACCATTCACTGCAAAGTTAATCATGTTTATGTCACCTGAATCGACGGCTTTATTAAAGGCATCAATTTCTGACGGAGGAAGATTATCACCAGCCCATTCAATCATCTGGTTATAGTTTTCCTCGCCACCAACAGTTCCGAAGATTTGTTCGTGGATGTCTGTAGCAAGAGCTTGTTGTCCTGCAATCCAAGAGTCTACGAGGGTTTTAGAAAAACCAGCTTCTTCCAATTTCTTGTAAGAGTCTTCGTTTAATCCACCGTTCTCGTTGAACTCGTTTTGAAGAGTGTCAAAGTCTACACCAGATTTATTAAGAACGTCTGCAACCTCGGAAGCAGATGCGGTCTCTGGGTCAGGTGTTTCTTCTGTAGTCTCTTCTTTTGTTTCTGTATCTGTGGAGGGAGAGCTAAGTTTCTTCTCAAGTTCTCCATAGGCTTTCGCCATATCTTCAACAGAATTAAATTTTTCAGGAAGCCAATCTGGGCGTTCTACACCACGATTATTTTCCTCAATTTGAGCTGCCTTCTCAAGCATAGCTTGTGTGTGCTCTGCTGGCTCGGCATTAGCTCCTTCTTGATACGTGTTTAAAGTCTCAGCCATAGTAAACTACTTCGTCTCGGTTGAATAAAGACGTCCTCTAAATTTAAAGGTAGACCGTCCAGCCATCTTAGCTTTCTTAAAAGCTTTTTCAAAAGAGGTGGCTTCTTGGTTTTTAACTTTAAGTGAGGAGTTATCTTTAGGGTTAGGGGGAACACTTACAGAACCACTTACTTTTTTTGATTTAGGTTTTGGTGTAGGTGTTGTTGTATTTTTGCTTAAGAAAGTTTCTTTAAAAGCTTTGTTACGTGCTAAAGGTACAGAAGTACTTGAGCCTTTTGGCGTAAAGAAACGCTCATGCTCTTTGTCGATAGTTTCTATATCGTTGTTAAGAACAGCCTTTGTAAACTTAGGAAAACCTTCAACCGTTCCTGTAACCCCAAGATTGAAAGCAAAGTCTAATAACATTTCTTTTCTATCTTGAGGTAGCTTTGTATAACGGTCGCCTAGAGTCCGCTCAAGTTCCTTATCTTTTTTATCTAAGTCCTTAAACATAATCTGTTCAGCTACTTCAGGGGTTATTTGTTCTATAGGAACACCATATACTACACCAGCATTAGTCTCTGCTGGGGTTAGTTTATGTCCATAACCCACTGTATCTGTACCACCTTCAGGACTTGCGTGCCTAACATTGGAACCTTTAGTAAGTAACTTAGCATTCTCTTGCTTTTTCAAATACTTTATAAAAGTAGGAGAATAATCAATCATACGTCTACCTAGTTATTGCTCTTGTTGAGCAGCACCAGTCATAGCTTTCACAGCTTCAGGGGTGGCCTTAGATGCTATGTCTCCCATCATCTGTTGGGCCATCATCTGTTGCTGTTGTTCAGCCATCATAGCTTGTTCTTGCTGCTTCTGTTCAGGGGATTTAATCAAACCGTTGGTATCAATACCTAAGGATGCTCCAAGACGGTCTATGTAATCGTCTATGTTCATCTCTTGGGCGATAACCTCGGGACCAAGGGGCTGTAAGTATTGCAAGAACTGAGCAAGTTTATTCAAGTCCTGCCCACGACCTAGTGCTTCCATACCAGTTACGATGGTAGGTTTTACACTGTCCTTAGGCATCTTAGGCATTTTGCCTTGTGACTCTAAACGTGCTAGTATCAAGTTAACCAGAGGCATCTGGAACTCTTGAGATAGGATTGAGTATACACCACCCAATGCAGTCTCTAGCTCTTGTGCCATGTAACGTACTTCTTCAGCAGTTACACGTTCAGCCTGACGTTGTACGCTGGAGTTGAGTAGGAAAGCAAAAGACAATCGTTCAGTAATTGTACGAGATGTCTCTAGTGCTACTCGGAAGTCACCAGACTTTTGTACCTGTAGTGTTGATACGTCATTAGCATCACCCGTTACGATAGCTCCGTTAGGTGATTGTGCTAGGTTCTTTGCCTTAGTTGTCCCGTTAGGACGTACAAGGAATAAGACCTTAGCAGATGCAGCACTACCTTCTACGATTGCTTGGGTAAGTGCTTCTAGTGAACGTAAGTCACCAATGTATTCTTCTACAAAACCACGTCCATAATCTTCACCATCAATACGACTAAAGCGTAGAGGGATGAAAGGACAGCGGTCTTTAGGATAAGACCCTTGAGAACCCGGTACGACAATACCTTGAATCTCTTGGTATACTTCCCATTTCTTGCCAGTGTATTTAACACAGGTGAAAAGGTCGTAGTCTTTTGTGTTTCTATCTTCAGGGTCAGTTAGTAGAGCACGTGTCTCCTCATCCAACATAAGTGGAGAGACTGACTCTTTAGTAATTATTTCTAATACATTACCCATCGCGTCACGTTTTACAACGTAGCGGTCAATGCGGTATACTTTCATACCATCATTCTTGGGCATGTAAACAAGAGCGTTACCTGCTACGACAAGTTGCTTCAGTGCTTCAAACACTGGAACTCGAACAGCAGCACCTTCAATCTCTGAAAGACCAGCTCGTTCGATACGTCCTAATGCTTCTTCAACAGCACCACGGGCATCTGGACCTGCTACTTGAGCAAGGTCGTAGTCATCGATAACCAGTCGGAAGAAGGGACTATTAGGAGGCAAGAGTGTTAAAAGCAGTTTAGATGCGAGGTTATTTACGCCTCGGCTGCCTACTGACTGGTACGGTGTGTCGTATTCAGATGAACCTGTATGGCCATCTTTAGGTACCAGTGTTGGGATTGTAAGCTCTGCTGCATCTCTTGCACGTCGCAGGAAGGCATCTCTTGCAGCTTCAAGCTGTGCATAGCGACCAGCTACGCTTCCGTTGCCTTCTTCAATCATATTACACCATTAAAATTTTATTAAGAATTGGGGATATTTAATCCAGTACCTGTTCCCGGTACGTTGATTTGTTCACTGCGATTAATACGCAAAGCTCGTTTACCACGACGCTTCTTCTTTGCAGTTTCAGATGACTTCTCTTCTTCGTATGCACTAGATGCAAACTCTGGAGTCTGTGAAGTCACGGGTGCAGCCTGTGCTGCGCTAGATGCGGATCCACCGCCTCCTCCCATACACATATTAATTCTCCTCTTGTATCTCCTCATAGAGTCGGTCGAGGTAGTTAATGATACTCTGCTGACCTTGGAGATAACGTAATTGTTCGGGGGTTATTTGTTCGGTAGGTAGTCGATTGGGGAAGTCTTCTTTAAGCTTCTCTAATAATCCTACAGATATACTATAAGTATTGTTTAATACTCTCATTTGAACCTCTAGTTCTATAATGGAACTTTAGAAAAACTAGGGGTTTACCACCCCCAGTCACCATCCATACCTGCTGCATTGTAGTCAGTTACAGTACCTTCAAAGAAGTTCTTGAAGCTGTCACCGTTAAGTACCCAGTCTAACCATGGTAGAGGGTTCTCAGTATTACGGGTCCAGTTAGGTTTCAAACCAAGCTGAGTTAATCGACGGTTCGCAATATAGCGGATATACGATTTAACTTCTTCTTTAGTGAGACCTTCAACAGCACCCATTTCAAATGCCAGTTCAATAACTTTATCTTCCAGTACAACTGCGTCCCTAAACATCTGGTAAATGTCTGCCTTGAACTCATCAGTAACGATGCGAGGGTGTTCTTCACAAAAGGTACGAAAGACCTTAACCATTCCTTCACAGTGCATAGTCTCATCACGTACACTCCATTCAACAATCTCACACATACCCTTCATTTTACCGAAGCGTTGATAGTTAAGTAGCATTACAAATGCAGAGAAGAGGGACATGCCCTCGTTAAGTACAGAACGTGCTACCGCTTTCGCCAGACCAGAGTGACTATTCACGTCAATGTCAGCCATGAAGTCTAGCTTGTCCTGCATCTCTTGCACCTCAGTGAAGGCAGAGAACTCCTCCTCTGGTAGACCTAAGGTGTCATTAAGCAGGGCGTAGCTTCGTTGGTGTACGAACTCTCGGTTAACAAACGAGGTAAGCATTGCTCGAATTTCGTTGTTCTTAAACTTTGGTAGGTAGTTCTCAATGTAGTTAGTACCTACCTGCACGTCCGACTGTGTGAACAATCGTAAGATTTGAGTGATGTGGTTCTTCTCTACAGTTGAGAGTTTGTCTCCCTGCCATTGAGCCACGTCATCTTGGAGTTTGGCTTCCCATTCTCCCCAGTGAATCTTCTCGTGGTCTACCGCAGCCTCTACAGCCCAAGGGTACTTGAAAGGTTTATATACTAGAGAACTCTCAAGCAAGCTCATGGGCAGCCTCCGCAATATACTTTGCAGATTCTAAAGCTGAAGCAGTAGGTAATCCACCTTTCGCCATTAGCGTAGCAGCTACGATAGCGATGAGGTCACCACGACACATACACTCATTAGCTTTTGCTGTGGTGGTTGTCTTAGCTTTTGGTGTTGCCTTCTTTGTTGTTGTCATTGTTTGTTTCTCCAATCTAAGGAACAATCTGGCTTATGGCCTCTCTTCACTCCACACTCGGAGCAGGGCTTGCCAAAGATGTTGTCATAATTTTGTTTGTATAAATCGTCTGAAGCTACACGTTGCACATCCACACTAATCTTATCTGCACTAGCACCAGCAGAAGTACGTAGGTAATACAGTCCCTTAAGCTTACCTTTCCAAGCTCTTAAGTGTACGGCATTGACATAGTTCTTTGGTGTTCCAGCAGGGAAGAACAGGTTGACTGACTGACCCTGACAGATAAATGGCTGTCGGTCTGCTGCGTGGTCTACGACCCATTGTTGATCTAATTCAAAGGCAGTCTTAAAGACTTCCTTCAGCTCTTCGGGCAGGTCCAGTTGTTGGACAGACCCATCGTTGTTGATGATGCTTTTCCATACCTCAGGGGTATTCATTTCCAAGACATCAAGGGCTTGCTCTAGGTACTTGTTCTTAACCAAGTGAGCACCTGCACGTGTACGGTGTGTGAAGGCGTTGGACTTCAGCGGTTCAATACTAGGTGTACAACCGCAGATAATACTTGAGTTAGCATTAGGTGCGATTGCCAGTAGGTGCGCGTTTCGCTTATTAGAACCACGAAGGTCCTCCGGGACACCGTGCTCCTTCGCTAGTGTAACAGTAGCTGCGTCAGCTTCCTTACGTATGTACTTAAACATTTGCATGTTAGCCACTTTGGACATCACACTTTCCCAAGGTAGCCCTTGCTTCTGAAGGTACCCATGGAAACCCATAGCTCCCAAACCTAGACTTCGCTCACGCTCTGCTGAGAAGCGTGCTTTACTTAGTTCGTCAGGCGCATTGTCTATGAAGAAAGTAAGTACGTTATCGAGCAATCTAATTAAGTCTTGGACCATTCCTGTTCCGTGCCACTCATCAAACTTTTCAAGGTTAACGCTGGACAAGCAGCACACGGCTGTCCGTTCGTTAGACGTGGGCAGGTGGATTTCGTTACAGAGGTTTGACCCGTGGACTCTAAGGCCGAGGGCTTTTTGCTCTGGACATAACTGTCTGTTAGCTTCGTCGATGAAGTTAAGGTATGGGCTTCCAGTTCGGAACCTTGCTTCAAGGATACGTTGCCAGAGTTCTCGTGCTTTAACGACCTCTCGGACTGTACCTGAATTGGGGTCTCGTAGTACCCAGTCACTGCCATCTTGCACTGCCTCCATGAAGTGGTCTGTTATGTTTACTGCGTTGAAAAGGTTGAAACATTTACGGTTAATATCTCCACCCGTGGGGACTTTGAAGTTCATGAACTCTACAATGTCAGGGTGGTCCACATCTAGGTAAGCTGCATAGCTACCCTTACGTGTCTTACCTTGTTTGTAGGCAGTCATCTGACTGTCCACTACTTTCATGAATGGGATAGGACCGGGGGCTTTATCACTAACACCTCGGACAGAAGACCAATGACCTCCTACTCCTCCACCCTTTACAGATAACCATGAGACTTCAGCGTTGTGGTCAATAAGACTATCAAGAGTGTCATCAACGAAAGTGAGGAAGCAACTAATAGGCAATCCTTTAACATCTTCCCCCTTAGCAGGGGCGTTGCTAAGAACAGGACTAGAGAACATGAACCAGCGGTTACTAGCATAATCATAAATACGTTGAGCAAAATCAAAGTCTCCTTCACAGTAAGCAAGGGATGCACGTGCCAATGCGTCTTGTGGGTCCTCATCAGGGAGGCAGTAGTATTCTTTGAGTAAGGTTAATGCCTGTTCAGAGAACCCCTCATTACGAGAGTAATCTACCTTAATCATTCTGCCTCCTTCACGAACATACCATCAACCATTTTACCCTTACGGTCTTTGATATCGTTCCATGCCTGAGCTACACACTCATTCATGTCGATGTCCCATGCACGTGTTTGCATGACCAAGGTTACGAAGATGTCACCAATGGCATCACGTACCTCTGCTTTATTTTGTGAGATGATACCTTGAGCCAGCTCTTGGGTTTCTTCCATTGTCTTGTTGAACTGGGCAATCATATCCACGTTCGGAAGGATACCTCGCTGGGTTCCCCAATCTACAATCTTTTCTTCAAATTCTTCTAAAGTCATTACCAATTCTTCCCTTCAGTTTTTTCAATTAGTTCAATCATTTTAGCTAGGTACCACTGTGCTTTCTTGGCATCCTGTTTAGGTTTGCCTTTGTTCCATAAGCGAGTACCTAAGTACTTGAGCACGTTCCCGTGACAGTAATGGATTGCCTCGTAATCACCGAGCACATCGACGATGTAGTCAATGGTCTCGATGTTACCTGCATTGTAGTGTGACGGATTATTAACAGGATCGCTGGCCTGTTTACGGATAGCATCCCACTCACTTGGACGAGCCGAGTCAATGCTGTAGCGGTCGTCATCATAATATTCTGAACCAGCCATTATGTGTTCCTCCATAGGATGACTTCACGCTCATCCCATTTGTAATCAGTGTGTCTAAGGATGCGTGCTAACTGTGCCTGTTCCAAAGCTTGGTCTGCATTGAGACCAGCCTTAGCGAAGGCAGCAAGTATCGCTTCCCATTTATCATCAGCGTTATTTAGAATTTTCTCTGCTGTCTTAGGACCAACACGGGGACAGCCGGGGTAGTTATCTACCATGTCGCCTGTCAGTACCTGAGTATAGAAAGCTAGGTCAGCTTGCTCCTCAGTAATCTCCACTATGTTCCCATCAATCAGGTGAAAACCGGGGATGCTACGAAGGTCTTTGTCGAGTGACCAACACACGTAGCTCTCGGGATACTTTGAAGTGTATATACCCAGCACATCGTCTGCCTCTAACGTGGGCAGTACTATGCCTGTGTACTTGTCACTTAAGTATTCCTTAGCAAACCCTAACAACATAGGCTTACGAATGTCCTTACGATTTTCTTTATAGTAAGGTGCCACATCCTTTCGGAAGTTCTTCGTATCAGAGATAGCAGTCAGTACTTCATCAAGACCTGCTTGCTCTTTAAGCCTACTCACATAATCATCAATAGCTCTGCATACATCAGCCTCAAAGGAGTGAAGGGTCCATAACCCATCACCCCAGTTAGTAGGTTGTTCGCAGACAGTAGCACATTGATAAGCGATGATATCACCATCAAGTAAAAGTGCCTTATCCATCGATATCCTCCTCATCTCGTAACTGTTCTTGCAACACAATTTTCAGGCCAGTCTTAAACTCAACCCAGCTAATGTAGGCTTCAGCTAACAGCTTGATACCGAAGGCCAAGCTCACCAGTAGAAACGAAAAGGTGAGTATCAATTGTAGTAAAAATGTTATTTCCATTCGTTACACTCGTGTAATTGTTTCATCAATTCTTTGACTTGATGTATGCCTAATTTAAACCACTCACCTCGACGTTCTTGAGCGTGTTGTTGGAACAGCTCATGAGCTATCACTTCAAGTTTACGTTTCTGTGTGGTGGATACGGATGCTACCAGTTTGTAATTACGGAACGGGCAGGATGTTTGGTAACTATTCAATCTGTCCGTAGCATCGACAGCCATTCCAACCTTGAACCAAGTAGGCCAGATGGGATTATACATAGCATAGACGTGGCCATCAGTGGTTGAGTCTAACTGCTTGTGACTGTGTGCATCGTCCCAGTTTTTATAGCGACCGGGTTTATGTAGTGGATGTTTCTTACTTACATATTTACCAGCTACGTACATCTGACGGGCGTTGTTCTTGTCATGTGTAGCCTTATCATCTTTATAATAATGAGGCTTGCCTGTCTTTGGATTAATGTGTGTCAGCCCAGTTAGCTCCAACTGAGTATTCACTGTCGAGTGGACAACGGAATTTGTAATATCGTTCTGTGTCTCGCATTGCGTTAGTGATAAGTTCACCTACTTTCTCCTCTAAACCTTTTTTAACTTGAACCTGTACCTCGTCATGAACGAACGCCACTATCGTAACGTCTTCGTTAGTGTAACCCTGTGCTTGCAAGGCATCAGCAATGAATGCGTACCATCTCTTACAGATGATAGCCCCGGCTGATTGAAGTAAGGTATTAAGTGCAGCATGTGCGTGTCTTACTGGGATACGTCGGCCATCCAGACCTTTAATCCATCCACGTTCTGCTGCTTTATTAACTGCGTCTCTAAGTTTCTTGAGTGCTGGAGTCTTCGCCAAGAATTTATTCTTAATCTTCTTACCTTCCTTTGCACCCTTACCAATGATCGAGCCAATCTTTGCGTCTCCTGCTCCATATAAGAAGCCATAGATAAATGTCTTAGCGTTGCTTCGAGTGGGTAACCCTGCTGCATTCTGATTAGCAGTGTGTATGTCCCCCTCTAGTACTTCCCTTCCATACGCTCCGTCATCGTACAGAGCCATGTAATGGGCCAGACACCTAAGCTCCAAGCCAGAAGCGTCAGCACCAAGAAGAACGTAACCATTAGGAACAGTAAAAAGAGACCTACATTCCTTGCCATACGGAGCACCGAGTGAAGGAACTTGAGCCATGTTAGGGTTACTGTGTGTGCAGCGTGATGTGACCGCACCCATGTGATTAACCCTGCCGTGTAGTTTTCCATTTTGTTGTACCTTAAGCCACCCTTGTTTACCTGTGGCTATCTGACCTAAGCGTTTGTTAAGCATGAGATATTCAGACAACAGGCGAGCTTCAGGTAGGTCAATACTTTCAAGGACTTTCTCGTCCACCTTCGGCTCACCGCTAGGTGTAGTCTCGGTAGGTTCCCATCCTCTCTTCATTAACCTATCAGCAATCTGCATACGTGAAGCAGGATTGAATGGAATAACTTTGGTCTTCGTCTTTAGCTCGACAATAGTAGGCTCAAAGGTAGACTGTAGTTCATCTTCAATCTCTTGTTTACGTTGGGCTAGTTCAGCAAAAAGCTTCTCAGCATTTCTCACATCGAACACAAAACCCTGTTGCTCCTGTCGGAACATCTCGTATGCAATCTTGTGCTCAAGCTTGAAGGCATCTTCAGAGAAACCTTTAGCTTCAATACGTTCAAGCAACCGTAAGGTAACCATCGTATCTTGGACACAGTACTCAAGCATCTCTTGGTTAAACACATCCCACACTTCGGCAGACCCATCGTTGAAGTCACCCTTCAGTTCCCCCAAGCGGTAGCCCCATGCCTTCAGTGAGTGTGAACCCCAAGACTTAGTTGGTAGTCTCTTGCTCTTGCTATCCAGCTCCATCATGTTGGGCCAGACAGTACGTGAGCAGACTAAGGTGTCGAGAACGTCACCCTCATACGTCCAACCCCACAGCTTTTCTAAAACTGGAAGGTCGTAGGCAATCAGGTTGTGACCTATAAGTTGGTCAGCGTTCTCCATGATAGGTACGCAATCCTTAACGGCAGTACCGTGGAATGTTAGTACCTCTTCGGTGTCCACGTTACGCATAACGCAACAGTGTACAGTGGTTACATCGTTTAACAGGTTATCTGTTTCGATATCTAAGATATATCTCATTGCTCTGTCTCCGCAGTAGCTAATAATATGAGTTCATTTCCTCCTCACGGATTACTAAGAACTCTTCGTATGAAGGCCATTGGCCCAAGTCTAAACCGTCTTCGGTTTCTAAATCGTAGAGCAGGAAAAGGTACTCAACGTACTCCTTCCGTAGCCCCTCGATGGGTATGTCTGCTAAGTTCAAAACTCTATCTCCTCGTCCTCTTCATCGAAGACTGTTTCAACCATGCGACCTGTGTCTTTGCTGTACGCGAGGTGGCAAGCTACGCCTGTCTCCCCAGTCCAACGGTTCTTCAGGATGCGAACGGTTGTTAAGTTTGGATTGTCTTTGTCTTGCTGGTTACGTTCGAGACCAATCACCATGTCACTGAGTTGGGCGATTGCTGCTGAACCACGGAGTTGAGCTAGTGATGTAACCGCTCCCTCTTCGTGACCCTTATCGCCTGAAGGACGCTTCAAGTGGGATACAAGTATCAGTCCGCACTGTAACTCCTCCGTAAGTGTACGTAATTTGGTCATCGTATTATCGATTAACCTACG